GCGTCAATTACGACGTCGAGCGGCGCGTATTTGCTGCGCGCGCCTTGCTTAGATTTGCCAAGGCGGCCGATGGCGGCTTGGGCGGCCGCGAGCGCTTGATACAGGCCGGCCGCGGGCGGCAATAGGACGGTGGCGAGAGCGGGTCTGGTCAAGGGGTCCTCCCGTGTGGGTGGATCCCTTGTAACCCTGGGTTACGAGCCGGTCAAGCGGTTTGTTGCGCAGAGTTACATTTTTATGCGGGCGCGATCCATAGGATCCGCGCACTTGCCGTGATGGTCACGTCTGGGATTGGCGGCGCGTTGTCGCTGAGGAGGGTGTAGGTGTTTGGCCGGGCGCCTGGGCTAATCCGTTTAACCAGCCGCTCGCCTGTGGACAGGTCGACAACAGCTCTTTTGCCCAACAAGTGTTCAGCGGGGTAGTGAACACACACCAGCATATCTCCGTCTGAGAGCGACGGATACATGCTGTCGCCGCGTATAACGAGCGCAAAGGCTCCCTCAGGACAGCCTGGAGGAGGTTCAATCGAGTCAATATGCTCGTCTGTTGCTAGTGGATACACTTGCGCCCCCGCACCTACATAGCCCACCACAGGCACATAGGCCCATTGTGGGGCGGAGCGCGCATAAAGCAACCATTCCGGGGGGACCTTTAATTTTTTTGCGTAGGCGGCCGCTTGCTCAGGGTCGAAAGCGCGGCGCCCAGACTCGTGCGAGCGATAGACAAAGCCTTCTAAGCCTGCGGCGTCACAAAACGCCTGCGCGCTCTTGTACCCGGCTTGGATACGGGCGCGCCGCAATCGATCGTGCATCATAAGAATCGTCTTTCAGTTACGCGGGCAGGGTACCGAAAAAAATGTAACTCTGGGGCTTGCGCTTACTTGTAACTCTGGGTTACAAGATGACATGACCTCGGTAAAAGACCTTCTTGAGCTATGGCCTTCGACCGCGCGGTTGGCGCGGGACACGGGCATAGACGCCGCGGCGATCCGCATGTGGAAGCACCGCGGCAAGATCCCGGCTGAGCATTTTGCGAGCCTTGTTCAGTCCGCGCGCCGTTTTGGCATTAGCGGTATAACTTACGAGGCCCTGCATAATTTGGGCCAAAACAAGAACGCGGCTGCCGCATGAGCCCGCGCCAAATGCTTGTGCAGGAGCTGTACGCGGCCGGGCTGAGCTATCGCGCGATTGCCCGGTTGCTTGGCGTAACGCGCAGCGCTGTCGCCGGGCTGCTGTACCGGTCGCGCGGCCGCCCGTGGCGCGCGCCTCCCCCCCCTCCGTTGGCTGAGCGGAAACTTCCTTTCAACCCCGTTCAACAGCCGCGGCCGGCTTGGCTGCGGTGGAGGCGACTTAGATGAGCGTGCAAGCGATCAGTTGGGCCTTGAGCGTAAAGGCTGGCAGCGCGACCAATAAAGCCGTCCTGCTGGTGTTGGCGAATTACGCTAACCAAAGTCACGACTGCTGGCCGGCTTTTGAGCGCGTCGCCGAGGAGGCCGAGTGCTCTGTGTCCACGGTCCGGCGCGCCATCGTTGAGATGGAAAAGCTTGGGCTTTTGAAGCGGGAGCGACGCCGCCGCCCAGACGGCACGCTTGGCTCGTATTTGATGACGCTTGCGGTCAGCGAACCAGCGCTCAATTTGACCAGTGGTCAATTTGACCAGCGGTCAAATACGCATCTAACCAGCGTTCAAATTGAGCGCGCTGAACCAGGAATATTAGAACCATCATCTGATGATGATGCTCTTGCGTGCGCGCGCGAGGGTCCGACCTTCGACGTTTGGCCGGAGCGTCTGCGACAGGCGCAGGCGAGGGCGGGGGACGCCCTCGATCGCACGCAGGGCTCGGTGCACCACTACGCTGACCTCAAGGCCCTGTGTGAGCCGACGCGGGGGGATCCCTGCGACTGGGACGACGACGTCCTCCCGGCGATTGACGCCACCGCCGCCTCCTGCCGCGCCCGCGGCAAGCTGATCCGGTCCTGGACCTGGGTCCGCGAGGCCGCCCTTGCCATCCGCACCCGCCGCCTCGCCGGCAATCCGGAGATGACCTATGAACAGCCCCGCGCCTATAGCCCGCCGCCATCCGCAGCAAACCAGCGACGCTCTCGCGCAAGCATCATCCGGGAGCTGGCGGTTGCTGCTCGTGCCGCAGAGCAGCGACGAGCGGCCGCGGGCGACGATCCATGGGACGCCGATCCGTTCGGAGATCCAGGAGATGCTAGCGCGGTACGACCGCGCCTCGCGGCCTGCTGACGTCTCAGCGATTTTGCAGGCGTTGAGCGTGCTGGCTGCGATGACCGTGCGCCAGGACGATGCGGATCACGGCGTGATCATTGCGGCGACGCGGGCCTATGCGGAGGCGCTGTCGCGGTTTCCGGCCGACATTGCGCTGCACGTTGTGCAGACTTGGCCGGACACGGCTGGCGGCAAGTGGTGGCCGACCCTTCACGAGCTCATGAGCGCTTGCCGCGAACTGTACGCGCCGCGTCTGGCGTGCGTGGAGGCCTTGCGCCGCGCGGCGTCTACCGCCCCTCCAGGCGACGACGGCGCAGGTCCGTATCCGATCGGCGCGACGGCGCGGTTTGTGGAGCGGGTGCGCGCCGCGCGCGGCGACGCGTACGTCTACAGCTGGCTCAACCGCCGGAATTGTCGGTTTACGGCGAGCGCGGTGCTGACAACGGCCTTCATGGCTGAGCGGCTGCAGCGCGACGTCGGTCAGATCGCGGACGACTGCGGCGTCGAGATCCTGGAGGGGGCGCGCTACGCGCAGGACGATGAGCACGGGGACGCCGAGCCGGCGCCGGTGCGGAGGCTTTACGTGCCGCGGACCGAAGAGCCGACCGATGAGGAGCGGGCCGAGGGCGCGCGCGTTCTGCGGGACCTGATGCAGACGCTCAATCGGAGCAAGGCAAAGTGACCCGCCGCGCTGAAAGCCAACTGCAACGCGCCATCGTTACTTACCTGAGGATGCGTCGGATTCCCTGCTGGTCGACGCCCAATGGCGGCGCGCGCCGTCCCGTGGACGCCGCCAACCTTAAAGCGGAGGGCGCGCTTGCGGGCGTCCCGGACCTGTTTTGCGTTCCCACTCACGGCCTCGTCGTGGGCCTGGAGGTCAAGGCGCCGCCCAAGCTGCTTGGCAGCGGCAAGGTCAGCGGGGCCAAGGCCCGCGTGTCCCAGGCGCAGGGAGAGGTCATGACGCTGCTCACGACCCACGGCGTCCCCTGCTTTGTCGTGCGCAGCCTGGAAGACGTGCAGGCGGCGCTCAAGAGCGCGCGGGCGCAAGTGCAGGAGCGGGTGCGGTGAGCGGCGATCACGCCTCCTTGATCCGCGCCTATCGCGAGCGCTGCGAGGAGCTCGAGGAGGAGCTGCGGCAGCTGCGCGAGCAGCTGCGCGCTGAGATGACGTGGCAGGATTGGCGGCTGGTGTTGCCGGCCCTGACGCCGCAAGCCGCGGCGATGCTGACGGAGCTGCATCGCGCTTACCCGCGCCCGGTCTCGCGCGAGCAGCTGCACTATCGGGCGCGCCCGACGGGGCGCGGCGATCCGCAACTAAAACTGTGGGACGTGATCGCCCACCGCCTGCGCACGCTCGCGCGCCAGGAGGGCGCGCCTGAGCTTCTCATTACGGTTTACGGCGTCGGCTACGCGCTGACGCCAGACGGCTACGCGTGGCTCGAGGCCAAAAAGGGGGTGCGCTATGCGAATATTGGAAAGAGCTCGACAGCTGCTGTGGGGCGAGCGCGAGGAGTGGGGTCGTGATACGGGCAAGCGCCCGCGCTGGTGCGTGGACGCGTGGGAGGCGCAGCTCGAGCCGTCCTACGTCGCGGCGGCGCATCGCCTCTGGCGGGACATCGAAATCGGCGCAGGCCAGCGCGCGGCGCGGTACGAGCGCTGCGACGGCGGGTCGGCCGATTATCACACTGCCCAGCGCGCGCAGGCCGCTGCACGGGGCAGGGTGGAGGCGGCGTTGCTGTTCGTTGAGCGCCACACCCCCAGCGCCCGCCACCGCTCGCTCTTGCGCCTGCTGTTTGACGCGCCCCAGCCTACCGCGACGCAGCTTGCCCTCGCCTACCAGGGCAGCCGCAATACGACCCGGCTGGTGCCGATTGTCGCCCGGCTGCTGGAGCGGCTGGCGGTCTACTATCACCGCATCGACCTTGATCGCGCGCGCTGGAACGCCTGCGCGATGCTCGACGAAAAAATTGGTTGACGCGTGTGAGCAAATCTGGCACAAAAACACTATGTTTGGAATTGCTGCGCCGGACGGGATCACACCCGCCCGGCGCTTTGCGTTTGGCCGCCGCTTGTCCCCCTTGCGCGGTCAATCCCCCCGGCTCGCGCACCCCGTCTCCCCACAACAGGCGCGGCCGGGGGTCATCACACCATGGAGGGCTGCAGATGACGACACTGATTGACCAGGCGCACCGCGCGCAAGAGGACGAGGCCGAGCTGGTGCGGGTGCGCCAGGAGCTGGGCCGCGTGCGTCAGGAGCTTGCCAAGCTGGAAAGCCGCGAAGGCGAGGTGCTGGCGCGGGTGGACGAGCGGGAGCAGACGATCGCCGCGCAGTTGCGCCGGATCCGCGAGGCGGGTTTAAGCCGGCCTGTGATCGTCACCAATATGAACGAGCTGCAGGTGGTGATTGATGAGCTGGATGGGGCTGCCTGATGCAGATCGGCGACGCTGCCCGGGTCCAGGCCGCGCAGGCCAAGCGCGATGCGGCGCTCAGCCAAGCGCGGCGCGAGGGCTTTGACGAGGGCAAGCGGCGCGGCGTGCAGGAGGCCAGCGAAGGCTACACGCAGCGTCTTGAGGGCGTGACGCAGGCCCACGGCGAGGAGCTGACCCGCCTGCAGGCCAGAGGCGAGGAGCGCTATGCCGAGGGCCGTCGCTCCGGCTATTGGTACGCGGCGGCAAAATGGGGGATTGGCGGCGTGCTGAGCGGGACGCTGTTGACGGCGTGGATCGGGGCGATCGTGCTGACTCAGCAAGAGCGCAGCTTGCAGGCTGGCGCGACGACGGCGCTGGAGGCGACCGAGCGGGATCGGATGCTGCAGATGCTGGCGCCGGCGGTTGGGGCTGATTGAATGACAATCGAACAATCAAAGCACTAACATGCCACGCGGTGGACGCAGACCGGGAGCGGGCCGCAAGCCCGGCTCGGGCTCCAAGCAGATGCTTACGCAAGCTGTGCTTGAAACCGTGTTGTCTGAAAGCACAGAGACGCCGCTTGAGTACATGATGCGCGTGATGGCCGACAAAACCGCTGATACAGAGCGCCGTGATAGAATGGCTATCGCCGCCGCACCCTACGTGCATGCCCGCAAGCAGGAAGTGGAACACAAGGGCGAAATCACACGCCGTGTTGTGTCTGAACCGATGAGCCCTGAGGAATGGCTGGAGCAAGTGCGCAGCGAGCAACCGCTGCAATAGCCTGGGCGCCGCAGCCCGGCCCGCAACATCACTTTGTCAAGTGCACCTGCGACGACGTGGTGTATGGCGGCGCGCGGGGCGGCGGGAAGACCGATGCGGCGTTAGGCGAGTGGGCGATCCATGCCGATGCGTATGGGGCAAACGCAAAGGGGCTGTTCATTCGCCGGACGCGGGTGGCGCTCATGAGCACGATTGAGCGCGCCAAGCAGATTTATCGCGGCATGGCCGAATGGCAGGACCAAAAGAGCCGTTTTGTGTTCGACAACGGCGCGATCGTCCGCATGAGCTATTTGGAGCGCGATCAGGACGCCGATCAGTACCAGGGCCACGACTACACGCGTGTGTATGTCGAGGAGCTGACGCAGTTTGCGGACCCCAAGCCCATCGACAAGCTGCGGGCGACGCTACGCAGCGGCGCGGGTGTGCCGACGGGTTTTAGGGCGACCTGCAACCCTGGGGGTTCAGGTCACGCATGGGTCAAGCAGCGCTACATTGATGCTGGCGCGTACAACATCACTCGGCACACGTTTGTGTGCCCGTTCACGGGGTTGGAATTGCAGACCAGCCGGGTCTATATTCCGGCGCGCCTCAGCGACAATCCGATGCTGATGCGCAATGACCCGACTTACGTGGCTCGCCTCAGTGAGAGCGGCAGCGCGCAGCTGGTGCGGGCGTGGCTTGAGGGCGACTGGAATATTGTTGAGGGCGCGTTCTTTTCAGAATGGTCGCCCCGGCATGTGCTGGCGCCGTTTGAGGTCCCCAAGCATTGGTTGCGGTTTCGGTCGTTCGACTGGGGTTTTGCGAGGCCCTTCTCCTGCGGCTGGTGGGCTGTGGCGAGCGAGGATCTGATTCGGCCCGAGGGGATCGTACCGCGGGGCGCGCTGGTGCGGTATCGGGAATGGTACGGTGCAGACGGCCCAAACGAGGGCCTGCGTCTCACGACCGAGGAGGTCGCTGACGGCATCCGCGAGCGCGAGGCGGGCGAGGAGATCGCCTACGGCGTGGCGGACCCTGCGATTTTTGCGCAAGACGGCGGACCAAGCCGGGCGGAGATCATGGCGCGGCGCAAGGTGGTGTGGCGGCCGGCTGACAACAAGCGCGTAGGCCGCAACGGCGCGATGGGCGGCTGGGACGAGATGCGCTGGCGTCTGCGCGGGCACAACGAGCGGCCAATGCTGTACGTTTTCAGCACGTGTCGTGATTTTGTCCGCACCGTGCCAACCCTGCAGCACGACGCAGACAAGCCGGAGGATTTGGACACCGACGGCGAGGATCACGTGGCGGACGAGGCGCGGTATGCGTGCATGAGCCGTCCGTGGGCGCGCAAAGTGGACAAGCGCGAGCCGGCAGACTGGGAGGTCAAGGCGACGCCAACAGCGACGCAGGTGGTTTTGCCCCCTGTGTGGGATATGAAACAGTGTAGGGTGCGGGAGAGGGTATGATCGACGGTGCAGAGGGCATGATGGCGCAGGAGCCATCGCCCGAAGACCGTGGTGCGCGCGGCAAGTTTTGGGCGGCTGAATTGCGCGCCGCAGAGCAGCGCGAACAATCGTGGCGGCAGCGCTGCGAGAAGATCATTAAGCGGTATAAGGACGCCGACCGCACCAAGCGCGACAATCGCCGGCGGTTTAATATCCTGCATTCCAACGTCCAGACGATCCTGCCGAGCGTGTACAGTCAGACGCCCAAGCCGTCGGTGAAGCGGCGGCATAAGGACAAAGACCCGGTCGCGCGCATGGCGTCGCAAATGCTTGAGCGCAGCCTGATGGCGTGCGCGGATTTGTATGATGTCGATGTGACGATTGAAGCGGCGGTGATGGATCGGCTGCTGGTGGGGCGCGGTCAGTCCTGGGTGGTGTACGAGCCGCAGTTTCAGACCGACCCGATGGGGTATGACATTAAAGCCGGCGAGCAAGTCCGCATCATGCAGGTGCATTGGAAGGACTACGCCGAAGCGCCGGGGCGCTGTGACGAGGAGATCTGGTGGCGCGCGCGGCGGATTTATCTGACGCGGCGCGAGCTGGTGGAGCGGTTTGGTCAGGTTGGCGCGACGATTAAGCTGGACCACACGCCGGAGGGGGCGAAGGAACACCCGGCGCCCGAGCAGGTCAACAAGGCGACGGTTTGGGAGGTGTGGGACAAGACGAGCGGGAACGTGCTGTTTGTCGCGCCGGGGAGCGAGGAGAACGGCCTGCTGCAAGAGGCTCCTGCGCCGATCAATTTTCAGGGCTTTTTTCCGTGTCCCGCGCCAATGCGTGGCACGGTGGCGGGGGACGACCTGATCCCGACGCCGGATTATGTGATTTACCAGGACCAAGCCGACGAGCTTGATGAGCTGACCGAGCGCATTGGGCTGATGCAAAAGGCGTTGGCGGTGCGCGGCGTGTACGACGCCAGCGTTGAGGGCCTGCAGCGGCTGCTGAGCGACGCCGATAACAACGAGCTGATCCCGATTGATAATTTCGCGCTGTTTGGCGAGCGGGGCGGCTTAAAGGGCAGCGTCGACTTTCTGCCCATAGGCGACATTGTGGTGGTGCTGCAGCGTCTGTACGAGGCGCGCGACCGCATGAAGGCGGATCTTTATGAGATCAGCGGCATTGCGGACATTATGCGCGGGTCGGGCGATCCAAATGAGACAGCGACGGCTCAGCAGATTAAGGCTAACTGGGGCTCCAAGCGCGTGCGGCGGCTGCAAAAGGACGTGCAGCGGTTTGTGCGTGATCTGTACCGTCTCAAAGCCGAGATCATGGCGGAGCACTTTGATGCGCAAACGCTGGTGTCGTTGGCGGGTCTAGAAATCACGACCCCGCAGCAGATGCAGATGGCGCAGGCGGCCAAGCAATTGTTGGCGACAGAGAGCGCGCGCCTGTATCGGATCGAGATTGAGACGGATAGCACGATTGAGGCCGACGAGCAGGCGGAGAAGGCGGGCGCGACCGAGTTTGTCACGGCCGTGACGGGCTTTCTGAAAGAGGCGGGCGCTATTGCAGGGCAATCGCCGGCTCTTACGGGGCTGATGGGTGAGCTTTTGCTGTTTGCGGTGCGGCGTTTCCCCAAGGGCGCAAGCATGGAGGAGGCCGTTGAGGAGGCGATGCGCGGGGTGGCGCAGGAGCGAGCGCAAGCGGCGCAGCGGCCTCCGCAGCCGGATCCGAAAATGATGCGGGTGCAGCAGCAAGGGCAGGCTGACCAAGCGCGGCTGCAGCTGGATGCGCAGAAAGCGATGGCGGAGGACCAGCGCGAGCGGCAGCGCATTCAGTTGGATGCGACCAAGGCGGCGCTAAGTGCGCAGCGTGATGCGATGAATGGGGGTGTGTTGTGAGCGCATATTTAGGGTCAGCGGCGGCGGTTGTGGCGGTGACGCCGAGCGACACGGTGGACTTTGCTGAGGGCGTGTGCCGGGCGCTGTACATCGGCACGGGCGGGGCTGTAGTGGCCGTAGTCAACGGTACGGCTGTGACGTTCGCCAATACGCAGAGCGGCAGTGTGGTTCCCATCCAGGCAAGCCGTGTCAACAGCACGAGCACGACGGCATCCGACATCGTGGCGCTTTACTGATGTTCATGGGGATTGGTCTGCCGCTCTATAATGCGGGCAATGCAGGCGGGCCAGCGTTTGTGCGTGAGATGCAATTGTACGGCGCCACGGACGCCTGGGACTTTGTCACGGGCGCTTATTTGCGCTCCAGCGTAGTCACCACCGACCCCGGCCTTACCGTTACGCGTGCTTCTGAAGGCTACGCGGAGACATCTGACGGGCGGCTGGTCAAGTTTGGCTCTGGCGTCCTGAGGCGGACGGATAAAGGCGTGCTCGTTGAGGGTGCGCGGACGAATTTGCTTCTGAGAAGTCAGGAGTTTGATAACGCAACTGGTTGGCCAACATTAACTAACGCAACGGTTACAGCCAATTCAATTGCAGCGCCAGACGGGACGTTAACGGCTGATACGTTAACAGACAATACCGTAAACGGATTACACAGAATTGTCCCTGCTGGTATCAGCATGACATCTGGCACCGTTTACACACTAGGTATTTTTGCCAAGTCTGGCACTGATACAAAATTTCAATTGGCTATTCCGGTTAGCGTGCAATCAAGCGGCGTATACGCCAATTTTAATCTATCTAACGGGACAGTGAGTGCGTCTGGAGGAACCGTTTTGCCGTCTATTCAAGCGTTGGCAAACGGCTGGTACAGATGCTCTATAACAATAACGGCGGATGGGTCGGCGACGACAGGCCCGTTTCTTGTTTATCGCATTGACTCTATCAACGCCAGTGCGGCTCCAAGTTATGCTGGCACTGGTACATCCATCTTCATCTGGGGCGCTCAACTAGAAGCCGCCTCCTTCCCCTCCTCTTACATCCCCACAGAGGGAAGCACAGTAACGCGGGCGGCTGATGTAATCACGGCTGTCCCGACAAGCGGGACGGATTACCCGTTGAGCCTGTTTGCGGAATTTCAAAGGGTGGTGGGTACGGGGGGCGGAGAGCACTATTTCGACGTTGCCGCAACGGCGGCAAGCAACAACAATAGAACCTCTCTTTTTGTAGCGGGCGATGATGTTTGGCAGGCTGGCATTGTTACGACTAGCCAGCAAGCTGGGCTAAGGCCTAGCGGCACCGCCGCAATAAACACCGTTCAAAAGTTCGCGGCCAGAGCTGCACTTGACGACGCCCGGGCAGCAGCCAATGGAACACTCAGCGCACAAGATACATCGGTCGTATTACCGACAACACCGACCATTGCGTATTTCGGGCAACGACCGGATGGCGCACTGAAGCCGTTTGGTTATCTTCGTCGAGCAGCTATAATCCCCTCAGCCCTTACAGATGCCCAGCTTCAAGCCATAACGGGGGCCTAACATGTGGAACCAGTCCCTCATAGATGCGCCAATCCCGATCCCAATTTACGGCGACGAGATCACCGACGACGAGGGCCATACCTACCGGCCCATTGAAGGCTACGAGCCCGGCTACCACGTCAATGTCGCGCCCAGCGTCTACACCGCAGAGATGGAGCCCTACGTGGTGACGCCAAGCCTTCCGCGCAGGGTGTTTGCGGGGGCGGAGACGATGTTTCTGCGCTTTGCGGATGAGGCCGAGGCAAAGGCGCTGTTGGGGGCGTATTGGGTGGAGCAAGGCGAGCTGTGAGGCAACGCCTTTGCCGCGTCTGCGGCGGTTGGCATGAGTTGGACGCGCCTTGGCCGAGCGCGTGTGCAGCGCATTGGCCGTCGCCTGCATCGCCGTCCTCTTTGCCCCGCCCGTATGTGATCCGCGACAGCCTGCCGGGCGGCGTGTCGGGCATGCGCTCGATGGCGGACGGCCAAATGTACGACAGCCGCTCGCGGTACCTGCAATCCTTGAAGGGCAAATACGAGGTGGTCGGCAACGAGCCGCTGCGGCCGCACGCGCCAGCGGAGCCGACCGGCGTGGGCGAAGCGATCCATGAGGCTGGCAAGCAATTAGGGTATTGGGAATGAGCGACGACTATCAGCAGCAGGATGCAGCGCCAGAGGCTGCGCCCCAGGACGCAGCGCCAAGCCTACGCGATCAGATTGGGGCGGCGCTGGAGCAAAGCGGGTTCGTGGGACGCGAGGAGGCGCCCGCAGAGACGCCGGCGCAGCGCGAATATCGCCGCGATCAAGCGGGCAAGTTTGCCAACGAGCAGACTGCCGTCGTAAAGCCTCCGGCGTGGTATAAGCCGGACTACGGCGTCGAGTGGGAAAAGCTGCCTGATCCGTTTCGGCAAGCCCTGTACGAGCGCGAGCGGGCCTTTAGTCAAGAGATCCAGCGCAGAGCGGAAAGCGCAAAGCCTTGGCAGTCTTTGCAGGAAAGTTTGGGCGAGTTTTCCAGGGAACTGCAAAACTATGGAATGCAGCCGACTGATTACTTTGCGCAACTGCACAATATTAACCAGTCTCTAAGGCAAGAGCCGGTTGCGACTTTGCAATGGCTGGCCGGCGAATACGGGGTCGACTGGCAGTCGCTTGTGGACGCGCAGTATCAGCGCCAAGCGACGCAGGATCCAGAGGTCAGCACGCTTCGGCAGACAGTGCAGCAGCTGGAGCAACAGCTGCGGCAGTTTCAGTCGATGACGCAACAAGAGCGGCAGCATCAAGCGGTCGCTCAAGTCGACGCGTTCTTTAAGGACCGTCCTCACCGTGACCTAGTGCAGCAAGACATGGCGATGCTGCTCCAGAACGGACGGGCGCAAAACCTGGAGGAGGCGTACGACATGGCGGTGCGGCTACACCCGCAGCTTGGTCCAAGCATGCTCGCAGAGCAGCAGCGAGGGCAGGCGCAGCGGGCCAGGGCGGCGGCTGTCTCAAGCGTTCGCGGGGCGCCATCGCCCGGCGCGAACGGTTCTGCAAAACCCGGCGACCTTCGCTCGACGCTGGAAGCGGCGTGGGAAGGTCTGATTTCTTAACATTCTAGGAGGGGTCGATGACTTCGCCCAATCTGTCGGAGATCGTCACCACGACGCTCCGCAATCGGTCCGGCGCGCTGTCGGACAACGTGACTGAAAACAACGCTTTGCTGCGTGAGTTGAAAAAGCAAGGCAACGTCAAGCCGTTTCGCGGCGGACGCTCGATCGTGCAAGAGATTGAGTACGCTGAGAACAGCACGTTCAAGCGCTACAGCGGGTATGAGGCGCTGAACATTCAAGCCTCGGACGTGTTTACGGCGGCCGAATACGACATCAAGCAATACGCTGTTGCGGTGACGATGTCGGGCCTCGAAATGATCCAAAACAGCGGCAAGGAACAGGTCATTGACTTGCTCGAGGCGCGGATCAAGAACGCCGAAAAAACCATGATGAACCAACTCGCTGCTGACGTGTACAGCGCGGGCACGTCGGATGGCGGCAAGCAGATCGGCGGTCTGCAGGCGCTCGTTGCGGACAGCCCCAGCTCGGGCACAGTGGGCGGCATCAACCGCGCGTCGTGGTCGTTCTGGCGCAATCAGACCTACGACGTGTCGAGTGAGGGCACGGCGACGACGGCGCAGACCATTCAGGCCAACATGAACGAGGCGTTCCTGAAGGTCACGCGGGGGCAAGACAAGCCGACGCTGATCATTGCGGACAACTCCTATTTCAGCCTCTACTGGAACAGCCTGCAGGCGATCCAGCGGATCCAGCGCACCGATCGCGGCGCGCTCGGCTTCCAGGAGCTTGATTTTGCGGGCGTGCCGGTGATTGCGGACGGCGGGTACGGCGGCAATGCGCCGACGGGTTCTAACCTGTCGTCGAGCCGCATGTATTTCCTCAACACCAACTATTTGTTCCTGCGCCCGTATCCCGAGCGGGACATGAAGCCGATCGGCGACGATCGGTTTAGCACGAACCAGGACGCCATGGTGAAGTTGATCGGCTGGGCCGGCAACATGACCATGTCCAATGCGTTCTTGCAGCTTGTCTTTTTTGAATAGGAGGGGGTCATGAACCTCATCGGTGCGAACCTGACGGCCACGCCGGCCGATACTGAGACGCCCCCGTTTGCGGTGGGCATGCGTCTGAGCGACCATCAAGGCTATGAGTACCTGTACGTCCACGCCAACGGCGCGATCGCACAGTATGACTGCGTTGTGGTTGACGAGGCGTTTGAGGCTTACGCCATCACGGCGGCGCTTGCGACGGATCATCCGACTGCAGCGGTCGCGCAAGTCGCGCTGGCCGATAACGACTATGGCTGGGTGATGACTAGGGGCGTCGGCCAAGTCAACGGCCTCGCCAACTGCGCGGCCGAGGTCCAGCTCTACACGTCGGCCACGGCGGGCTCTCTGGATGACGCAGACGCTTCGCAGGTTGCGGTGATCGGCATTCGCCTCAGTGCAGCCGTAGGCGGATCAGCGGCCGCGGCGGCCTGTTATCTCGACAACCCCAAGACCGTCGTCGCGTTCGACGGCGCGTAAGGAGCCTTAGATGTCTGCTGATGCGTATCTCCCGACCCCGGACGGCAACATTGCGCGGTTTGAAATGGAGCGCGTGGTGAACCGCAAGGGGGCGGAGGCGGCCGGCCGGCCGGTGTATGACACGGTCACGACCATTGTCGTCACCAGCCCCGGCCTGACCAAAACCGAGCACGCCGCTTGGATCCACAAGCAAATGCATGATGGATCCGAGCGCCGCAACGAGAAAGTCTGGGCTTTGTACGGGTCCACCTTTGAGATGTGGCGAGACAATGTGCGGCCGACCCAACACGGGACGCCGCTCGATGCGTGGCCGGGACTGACGCGTCAGCAGATTGAGACGTGCGAGCGCAACCGCATTACGACTGTGGAGGCGCTCGCATCGCTCCCTGACAGCGCCCTGTCGGTGCTTGGCATGGGAGGGCGCACTTTGCGCGACAACGCCGCGCGGTTTGTGCAGGAGCAAAGCGGGGGCGCGGTGCACGCCATGCTGTCGCAAGCGCATGACCAGATCGCTGAGCTGCGCGAGCAGATTGAGCGTCTGTCGGCCAACCAGGGCGCGCCTGCGCCGCGGCGGCCTCGCTCGCGGCGCGCAGCGGCTTCTGAGGCGGCTGAGCCGGCTGAGGTTGTCGAATGACGGTTTTGACGGCGGTTCAGGCTGCAGCGCCCCTTGTGTCGCTGCAGCCCCCGTCGCAGCTGTTTGGGTCGTCGCAGGAGACCCAGATCCTCCTGCGCACCCTCGCAAACCGCGAGTTGACTGAGCTTGCGCGCCGTCACGATTGGCCGCAACTGCTGGCCGAGCACACGTTCTTGACGAGCGGGGTGGAGCTGCAGTCGGGCGGGTTTGCAAGCGACCTCGATCGGATCATTGAGGACACGTTTTGGAACCGCGACACGGACTGGCGCGTCGTCGGTCCTTTGACGCCGCAAGAGTGGGCCTACCACAAGACCCAGGGGCTCACGTCTGCGGTCGTGCATATGTGGATGCGGCGGGGCAATGAGCTTTACATGTACCCCGCGCCAGGCGCCAATCAGACGCTCGCATACGAGTACATTCGCAACACGCCGGCGCTGGACAGCACGAGCGTCCCCAAAGCGGCGTTCACGGCGGACACGGATGTGTGTCGCCTGCCCGAGGAGCTGATTACGTTGGGCGTCGTGTGGCGCTATCTGCAGCAGAAGGGCATGGATTATGCTGAGGCCTTGAAAACGTATGAGTTGCGCGTACAGAGCGAAATCAACGCCACCCGCAGCAAGCGCAAAATGAACATCGTGCCCGGCTCGACATTTAGGGGCAAGGACATTGTCCCTGAAGGGGATTGGACCCTGTGAGGACGGCGCTCAAGCGGACGGTTGGCCCTCGGCTGGCGGCTCCGCTCAAGCGGCCCGCGATTTCGCGCACGTTGCCGGCGCCGGTTGAGGGGTGGGATACCGAGAGCCCGTTTGGCGAGTTGCCGCTCACGCGCGCGACGGTGATTGACAACTGGATCCCGCGCGGTTCGACGATCGAAATCCGCAACGGCTATGCCGGGCATGCGACCGGCATGACCGACCCCGTGGAAGCGCTGGTGGCGTACAATGGCGGGGCGGTGAGTAAGATGTTCGCGGCCACGGCGACGGACGTGTACGAGGTCACGTCTGCCGGCGCTGTCGGGTCTGCCGAAATCAGCAGCCTGACGAATGGGCGGTGGGTCTCGGTCAATATTTCCACGAGCGGCGGCGCGTATCTGTGGATGTGTAACGGCGCGGACGACCCGCGCACGTATGACGGCTCGTCTTGGGCAGTCCCGGTTTTGACCATGCCGGCCGGCTTTACCGACAATGACATCCTGTACGTCTGCGAAAGCAAGCAGCGTCTCTTTTTTGTGCTCAAGGACAGCCTGACGTTCGGCTACCTTCCGGTCGACACGATCGCCGGCACGGTGGCGAGTTATCCGCTGGGGTCTGTGTTCGGGCGCGGTGGCAAGTTGATCGCGATCGCCACGATGACGCACGACGGCGGCGCGGGGCCGGACGACTATACGGTGTTTTTGACCGATCAGGGCGAGGTGGCGATTTTTCAGGGCGTCAACCCTGGGGGCAGCGGCACCTGGTCGCTCGTCGGGCGGTGGTATGTGGGCGAGCCGTGCGGGTATCGCCCCTTTGTGGATCTAGACGGCGATGTCGGCGTGATCACGCTGAATGGCGTGGTGCCAATCAGTCAGGCTTTTGCGGCGCATGAGGTGATTGAGCCGCCGCGGTTTCTCACGGCCCGCATTTCGACCCCGTTTCGCGCCCGCGCGTCAGCGGGCCGGTCATTCGCCGGCTGGCAGGGCCTGTATTACCCGGCAGGCGATTTGCTGATTGTGAATGTGCCGACGGCGACAAGCGCAGAGCAGTATGTACGCGCGCAGATCACAGGCGGCTGGACGCGGTTTACCGGCATCCCGGCCGTGTCGTGGCTGGTGTTTGACGGCGCGCTCTATTTTGGCTGCACGTGCGGCAATGTCTGGAAATATACGGGGTTTGCCGACGACGGCGGCGACATCGAGGCGACGTTGCAGACCGCGTGGACGAGCCTGGGCGCGTCCGGTGTGGTCAAGCGGTGTACGGCGGTGCGGCCAATTGTGACGACGGCCACGGGGGCGGAGATCGCGTTTGTCGCGCGCACGGATTTTCGCTCAGACCCGCCCTTGCCGTCGCCGGACGCCTCAACGCTGACCAATGGCTTGGTGTGGGGTACTGGCGTGTGGGGCACGAACGTCTGGGGCGGCTTGGACGAGGGCGCGCGGCAATGGCGGTCGCTGAGCGGCGTTGGTCACACGATCGCTCTGGTGATGCAGGTCAAGTCCAATCAATCGCGGGTCGCGTTGCAGGGGATCGACTTGATCGTTGAGCCGGGGACGCTGTTTTGAGGGCGGTGCTGGACCGCTCCGCAGAGCTGGTGGCCTGGGCGGCGCAGCGGCTGCCGGTCGTGCGCGAGCAGGGGTTTCCAAGCGGCGCGTCAGCGATCGGGGTCGAGGCGGAGGATGGCCGCCTGATGGGCGTGGTGGTCTTCCACGACTATCAGCCGGCCTATGGGACGCTGCAGGTGAGCGCGGTCGCAGAGGATCCGCGTTGGATGCGGGCGCGCGACGTCTTTGCGCTGATGTTTGACTACGCGTTCAGGCATTGCGGAGCGCGCAAGCTGTACAGCGTTACACCCGCCTCTAACCAGCGCGCGCTGCGGTTTGTCTGGGGTTTGGGGTTTAAGCCCGAGGCGCGACTGCAGCTGCAGCTCGGGGCGGATGACGCGGTGATTTCACGGCTTTTCGTTTGGGAGCACTACGGTGAGCAAACCAAGACCGCCCACGCCGCCTGATCCGCGGGTGGTGAGCCAAGCGCAAGCGGACGCCAATGCGGAGACCGCGCGCTTGGAGGCGACGCTCAACCGGGTCAATCAGCAGACGCCCTACGGGTCGGTCAATTACAGCAATGACGGCGACGTGTGGACGCAGACCGTCACGGAAAGCGACAACCAGCGTCGTTTGCGCGAGGGGCAAGAGCAGACCGGCATTGCGCTCAATGATTTAGGCCTGTCGCAAATCGACACGGTGCAGTCCATTTTGGGCCAAGCGTTTACGCCGCGTCGGTTTGACAGTCAGCAGGCGACAGGCGGGCGGCTCGACCTTGCGCAGGCGCTGGGGTCATACGACGCCTCGCAGTTCGATCCTCGGTCTGCGCCGCAGATGCAGCTGGGGCAATACGATCCGACGCGGACAGCGGCGCAGTATGATCCGACGCGTCAAGCCGGTCTGAGTTTTGCAGACATGGACCCGCGCGCGAACGGCCTTTCCTTGTCTGATTTAAACCCCCGCGCTGGCGGGCTGGGGCTGTCTGATTTGGACCCTCGGTCTCGCGGGTTGGACTTTTCAGACTTAAACCCGCGGGAGCAGGGCTTAAATCTGTCCGACCTGGATCCGCGCGCGCAGGGCATGCAGCTCGGGCAATACGATCCGACGCAGCAGCTAGGGCGGTTCAATCCGACCCAAACGGATCCGGGCGCCTTAAACCTGCAAGCGTTCAATGCGGGTCAGGTCGGCGCGGTGAATGCCGGCGCTTACGATCCGACCCAACAGCTCGGCAATTTCGGGGACGACATCACGCGCCGGGCGTTTGAGGGCGCAACCGCGGGCATGGACCGCAGTTTTGCGCGCGCGGATGAGGATTTGCGCTCCCGGCTTGCCAATCAAGGCATAACGGCCGGGTCGGACGCATTTAACGCCGAGCGCTCAGCCTTCGAGGAGGGGCGCGCGAACGCCTACGCCAGCGCGCTGATGAACGCCCAGCAGGTCGGCATGATGGCGCGCGGTCAAGCGGCGGGGGAGCTTGGTCAGGGCTTTAATCAGGCGCGCGCGAGTTACGGGGACCAAGTCGGCGCGCTGAACCAGATGGCGGGATTGCGGCAGGCCGAGCGGGCCGATCAGCTTGGGTTGCGGCAAGCGGATCTGGCAAATGCGTTGGCGGTCCGGGGCCAAAATGTGGGTGAGATGGCGCAGGGCGCAGGCCTGACGCAGGCGATGAGCGCGGATCAGCTGGCGCGCGCCGGGATGGCGGCAGATTTCCGCGGCCAGATGAACGCGGATCAGCTGTCTCGCACAGGGCTTGAGGCGAGCCTGCGCGGCCAGCAGCGTGCGGATGATTTGGCAGCGACCGGCATGACGGCGGACATGCGCGGCCAGATGAACGCGGACCAGCTGGCGCGTCTCAACTTGGAGGCCGGCTTTCGGGGTCAGCAGCGAGCCGACAGCCTTGCAGGGATGGGCATGGCGGCTGATTTCCGGTCGCAGGCGAATGCGGATCAGCTGGCGCGCGCCGGGCAGGGCTTCAACCAAGGCTTGCAAGCCTCGGCCTTGGGGTCGCAGTTGGCGCAAGCGCAGAACGCGGACGCGTTGGGCCGGTTGCGGTCGGCGTTTGATATGTCCAGTCAGGATCGCTCGCGACAGCTGGCTGAGATTTTGGCGCAGCGGACGCAAAACCTGGGCGAGGCGGAGGCCGATTACCAGCGCAATTACGCGGCCGACTTGGCTGCGCGGCAGATCCCTTTGCAAGAGATTGTGTCGATCATGAGCGGCGCGCCGATCACGCCGCTGAACCCGGCTGCGCCCACGGCGACGAGCGTGGGGCAGACGAACGTGCTCGGCGCGTATCAGCTTAATCAACAGGCGCAGCAGGCGGCCTACCAAGCGCAGATGGATCAGCGTGCAGCCTTGGTCAACGCGCTCGGGTCGATCGGTGGGAGCATGATGGGCGGCGCGCGGCCCTGGTTTTTAGGAGGAGGCTGAGATGGCGCTTCGTCCAGTCCCAATGATACGGCGTCCTGCGCCGTTATCGCCCATTGTGCCGGTTCAGCCGTTGCAGGAGTTGCGGTTGATTGATCGCGCTCCGGTCGCAAGGGGGATGCAGCTGGCGGCGGCGCAGCGTCCCCAAGGGGTGCAGGCGCGGGTCAATGATTTTGAGGGGGCGCAGGCGCGCGCATTGGCGGATGCGCTGCGCGAGGGGCAGGGCATTGATACCAGGGGCAATCTGCTCGCCGGGCTCGCAAAGGCTCTGACAATTGGGCAGATGGCGCGCGCCAACCGCTCACGGGAGATGGGCGAGGAGCAGGACCGCACGGATCGGGCGAACGAGCGCATGCGCATGCAGAACGCGCAGCGCGATGCGGCGCGGGCGGGCACGACCGAGGAGTACATTCGCACGATCGGCCAAGGCGACCCGGAAACGGCCGCACGGATGCGGGGCGAGGTGCTCGGCGAGGGGCGGGCCATGGACAACCAGATTGCCCTTGAGGGCCGTCTGGGGCCGGTGCAGACGCAGAACGCGGTTGCGCGGGAGCAGGCCCTCGGGCCGGTGCAGGCCCAGAATGAGGCCGCTCGCGCGCGTCTTGTGGGGCCGATTGAGACCGAACTGTTGCGGCAACGCCAAAGCGCTTTGTTGCCCGGCAGGCTTGAAGAGGTTGAGCGTGTGGCCGGCATTGAGGCAAGGTTTCGCGCGCCGCCTGCGCCGCGGGATCGCTTCCGCGTTCTGAATGCTGAAGAGATGCAAGCGCGCAATCTCAACCCGTCATCGACCTATCAAGTCAACGAAACGACGGGGCAAATCACGACACTTGGCGGCGGGACCTCCACAACGCTCGGCGGGCCTGAGCAGCGCGCGCGGGCACAGGCGTCGCTGCAGCAAGTCATTGAGGGGGTCCGCTTGATGGAGCGGATGGAAAGGGACGGCTATGACCTGAGCCAAGACTTCATCGCCCGTCAACTTGACGGTGAAACAGGCCAAATGACGGCCGCCTCAAGATTTGTCGGCGGGGAAGATTATATTACGTACAATGGGGCTTACGCGGCAATTGAGTCGGGCCTTCCGGCGATCGGTGGAGCCGCGATTACCCCCGAAGAGCGGCAAGTGATTGCCGGCGCAATGCTGCCGACCCCACAAGATAGCCCTGCTGAAAGAAGGCTGAAACAGCGCCGGCGCCAGCAATACGCAAACGGCATTGCGCGCATGGCAGGGCAACCTGAGCCATTCCCAGATGTTGGCGCAATGGACGAAGACGGCCTTATGAGCCTTGTGTATCCGGACCGCGAGCCCTTGAAGGATACGGAAGTCAACCTTCTGGATATTGGGCGATGAGCGTCCGCGTCGTCATGCCGGACGGGACCGTCAAAGAGTATCCCAACGGCACCACGCGCGAGGAGATCCTGCGGGACAACCGACAGGTGCTCGCGCGCGCGCAACGTCCGGAGGGGTACACCCCGCTGCGGGGCGGGATGGCGGCGTTGCGGCGCGGCGTGACGATCGGGTTGAGCGACGAGGCGGCGGGCGCTGGGACGGCGGTCGGACAGGGGATCCGCGCCGCAGTGCAGGGCCGCAACCCTTTGCCGGCAATGGCGCAGGGGTACCAGCAGGGCCGGGCTGAGGAGCAGGGGCTGGTCAATCAGTTTCGGCGCGAGGCGCCGATCGCAGCGCTCGGGACCGAGTTGGTCGCCGGCTTAGGCTCGGCGGGCCCGGCCGCGTTGCGCGCTGCGCCGGCGGCGATCACAGGCCCGCGCACGGCGATGCAGGCGTTTAACGCTGCGCCGCGTCCCGTGACGATGGCCGCGTCGATGGGGGCGGCGGGCGGCGAGAATGTCCAGGAGCGAGCGACCGGCGCGGCGATCGGGGGCGCGGTGGGCGGCGCGGCGCATGCGCTTTTGGGCGGGACGGCGGGGCGCGCACGCACAGCGGATGATTATGCGTTGGACGCCTACACCCGCGCCATGCGCCAGGCGCGCCGGGATCCGCTGCGCGAGGTGGCGCCTGTCCTTGCCGGGACGCGGGAGGTGCGGGTCAATCCGGCGACGGGGGTGACGCCGCGCCAAATGGAGACGGCTGCGCGTCGCCTGCAGCGCGCGGCGCCGGGCGGGGATGACACGATGGTGTTTGAGGCCCTGCCTCGCCTCAACCAGAGCATGCAAGCGATCGCCACGGTGGGAGGGCCTGGGCGCGCGGTGTTGCAGGAGGCGACCGAGCAGCAGGGTCAGGGACTGACCCGGCGGGTGATGGGCGCGGCTCAGCAGGCGACGGGCGAGCAGGCGAGCAGCTATCAAGCGCTTGCCCAACGGCTCGCCGGCGAGCGCAATACGGCGGCGACGCAGGCCTATGATCGCGCCTACGCGCAGCCGCTCACCGCGCAGCAACAGGCGACCCTGCGCAATGCGATGATGGCGCGCCCGGTCAATAACGCGCTGCCCTTGCTGCCTCAGGAGACGGCGTTTGCGCAACGCGCGCTGCGGGGCGCGGCGGAGCAAGCGGCGTATGATGTGCGCCACCTGCGCAACAGACTGCAACGCGCCTCAAGCCCGCAAGAGCTGGCGCAGGTTGAAGCCGAGCTCGCGGAGGTGTTGCGGGTCGGGAACGGCTTGAACGCGATGATTGACGGCCAGAACGGCTATGTCTCGACGCGCACGGTAAATTATTACGGGCGCGCGCTGGCCAACATCGCCCAAGACGTCCGGGCGGACAACACGGGCGCGATGGCGCTGCGCAGTCAAATCCAGGCCATTGCGGGATCTGACGAAATCAGCCCGTTATATCGCGCCGCTCAGCAGCAATACCTGGACGACAGCGGCGCGATTGAGATCGCGCGGCAGGCCTATCAGGCGATCACAAACCCCTCGTCGCAGGGGGCGGCGGCGTTTCGCCATCAAATGGAGACCGGCTTTGGGGGGACGCCGGCGCAGATGCGCGCCTCGGCGCTCGGGATTTTGGAGGGCCTGGACGCGGCGCTTGCGCGCGGCGAGACCCGCACGGTGTTGACTGTGATGCGCTCGCGCGCGGTGCAGGATGCGATCCGCAATGCCTTTGCCGACAACGCACAGACTGGCGCGGCGCGTTTGGCGCCCGGCAATCGGATCATTAATCGCATCCTGACCGAGGCGCAGGGGGTCAATCGGCGCAATCGGCTGTTCGGCAACAGCGCGACGGCGGAGCGCGCTGAGGCGGTGGCGCAGAATACCCAAGAGGACGGCGTCATCGACTTTGCGATCCAGTCCATCGAGAGCGGCGGCGTGCAGGGGCCGTTTCGGCGGGTGCTCGCGAACGTGGCGCGTTCAGCGCGTCAGCCTGGGATCCTCAACCCGCAGCGTAATGAGGCGCTCGCGCGGCTCGGCACGACGCCGCTGTCACAGGCCGGCCGCCTTAATCAGCGCGCCGCAGAGCGGGAATTGCGCGCGCAGGCGAACGCGCTGCGCCGGGCGCAAGCGAATGTGGTCGTCGGACGTTCAGCCGGTCAAAACAGGGACGAGCGATGAGCGACGAACTCGACGCGCTCGAGCGCCGCATGCGCCAGCGGTTTTTGGCCGAGGAGGGGCTTGGGCCCGCGCAGCCGGAGGAGGTGCGGCGCCGGCGGGCGGCGGAGCAGCGGGTCAATCGCAATCCGTTTGCGCGCTCCGCGGCCAACGCGGTAACAGGGCTTGCGACCACGCGCGCCGGGCGCGAGCAGGTGCGGCGCGGGGCGGACGCTGCGGCGCGCCTTGCACCCTTGGTCCCGCAGATGCTTGCCGCTTTGCCGGGCGCGGTGCGGCGGGCGGCGCCGCGTGTGGCGCGCGGGGTCGCGGACGCCGCGCCTCAAGCCGCGCAGGCGGTTGCGGCGGATCCCATGGGGCTTGTGAGGGAGATCGCAGGCGCCGGCACGATGGAGCGCGGGCGCGAGGCGTTGATCCAGGCGGAGATGGCGCGGACCCCAGACGAGCGGGAGGCGGCTGGGCGCGCCTTGGCCGGCGAGGCGGGCGGGCAGGCGCTTGCGGTTGCGCCCGTGCTGAGCCCTGGGGCCGTCGGCCGCGGGGTGATGGGCGCTGCAGGCGTAGGCGCGCGCACGGCGGCAAGCCTTGGCCGGGCTGCGGCGCGGCGCCCTGTCACGACAGGGGTCGCCATTGGCGCGCCCACGGCGCTTGCGGCTGCGCCCAGGGGCGAGGGCGATCCGCAGTCGCGGCCATTGACCCGCCAGGAGGTGGAGGATCTGTACGTTCGCGCCGGCGATCGAGCGCCGAGGCGGCGATCACAGGCCCGCGCACGGCGATGCAGGCGTTTAACGCTGCGCCGCGTCCCG